TTGCAAATGAACCAGATGGTCCTATACATAAGTCTTTAACTGATACTTTAGAGGCTTATATGGTAAAAACAGGATTTAAGGGAAGTTATAGATTGGAACCCTTAAAAAGTAATTTATATGCAATTGATTCAAAAGAAACAGAAGTAATACCAGAACCAGAAAAGAAATATTCAATATATGGCGAATTTGGAGAATAGTTTATTAGTAGAAAAATACAGACCATCTAAATTAGAAAATTATGTTGGTAATGAAAATATTAAAAAATCTATCTCTAAATATTTAGACCAGAATGATATTCAAAATTTAATATTTTATGGACCCGCTGGTACAGGAAAAACTACTTTGGCAAAACTTTGTGTTCAAAATCTTGATTGCGATCATCTTTATATTAACGCCTCAGATGAAAGAGGTATTGAGACGATTCGTGATAAAGTTCAAGGCTTTGCGAGCGTGGCTTCTTTTAAACCACTTAAAGTGGTCATTTTGGATGAAGCTGATTTTCTTACTATCCAAGCGCAAGCTTCACTCCGTAATATTATTGAAACTTTCTCGCGTACGACAAGGTTTATTATGACTTGTAATTTTGTAGAGCGTATTATTGATCCTCTACAATCTAGATGTCAAGTACTTAAAATTGTACCTCCAACTAAAAAAGATGTTGCTAAACATTTAAATTGGGTATTACAACAAGAGTCTATTAAACATGATATAAATGATTTAGTACCTTTAGTTAATCAATACTACCCAGATTTACGTAAATGTATTAATACTATACAGTTATCTACACAGGATAATCTACTAAAGCTAGACCAATCAGTATTAGTATCATCAAATTACATAGATAAAGTTATTAATGCTTTATCAGAGGGATCTAAACATAATAGAATAGATTGTTACAATGATATACGTCAAATTATAGCCGATGCTAATGTAGATGATTTTGATGAGTTATTTAAAGCACTATATGAACGTGCATCTGAATATTTACAAGATAAAGAAGGTACAGCCGCTATTTTAATAAATGAGCACCAATACAAAGCTAATTTCCGTATCGACAAGGAAATAAATACAATGTCGTTAATTCAAAACTTAATAAATAATAAATAATTATGCAACAGCAAGTACAACAACCCCCAATTGATTTAAAAAACACCACAGCTATCAAAAATTTTGATGGTGGAGTTGTTTTTCAACAAGGAGTAGTATTAAGAACTGTATCTAAATTTGTAATGGGTACAGATGAAGATGCTTTACTACCAATTCCAGTTTTTTATGATCCATCAACTAAGAAAATTCTAAAATCATCAGTTCCAAAAGAACTTAGAGAAGAATTAGCTGATGATTTAATGGATTAGATTTGAAAAATATTTTTGATTGGTTAAAAGCAATTAATACTACCAAACCCCCAGTTGATTCTTTTACAGATAAAGACTGGGAGGTTTGGAATAGTTATATGATTCATAGATTTATATCTATGAACCCAGATTATATTGAAGTAGTTAATTATGTTCAAGATTTTCCACCTCAGGAAAAAAGAATGATATATTCTATTTATAAAGAATTTATTCCTAAAAATAATAAATGGAATAAATATATTAAATCAAAAAATAAAGAACCAAACAAAGATTTAGTTATTAACCTTAAAAATTATTATAAATGTTCAGCAAAAGAGGCTAAAGAATATTTAGGTATATTAGATCACGCAGAAGTAGATGGTATACTAACTAGTATAGGATTAGAAAAAAAGGAAATTAAGAAAATGCTTAAGTGAAGAAAATAATTTTATTATCATGCACTAAAGAAAAATTAGATTATAAATCTAAAGTAAAAGATTTATATTCACCTTCTCCTAATTTTAGTGACTTACTCTCTAAATCCCAATCCTTAAACCCAGATAGGATATTAGTGATTTCAGCTAAACATCATGTATTAGAGTTAGAAGAAGAAATAGAACCTTATGATTTAAATTTAGCTAATCTTTCATATTCTGATAAAATAAAATGGGGGAAAGAAATTGAAAAACAATTAAAAGAAAAAAATTTAGATTTGGAGAACGACTTATTTTTTCTTATATTAGACCCTAGTTATAGAAGTTTAATAGAACCATATTTAAAACATTATAAATCATGACAAAAGAATTATACACTATGTTAAAAACATCTGCCGAAGCAGATAAAGCTAAAGCATTATTATCTTTAGAACTACTAGGTAATAAAGCAGTAGGAATTGGAGACCATTCCACAGAAGATTTTTATAAAAATGCCGAAGAAGCACTTACATTATTAGTTGATGCTGATGATAGACTAGGAGCCCTAGAACAATACTTTAATATTAATCGACCAGTACAAGTAAATGGGTGATACTATAACTAAATACCACGAAATGATGAGTGATAGAGAAATTATGGACGCTAAACGTCCAGATGAAGCTGCAATAAGAGCATTTGAAAAAGAATACCCTGAATTGTCAAGTGAATTCAAAAATATACAAAAAGAAATGTATGAAATGTTTGCTCGTAAACATATGGATTATGGGTTAAATAATATTGCTTTAGGCGGAGATATACTTAATAACAGTGATGATAAACAATTTTCACTAACTGGGTTATGTATTAGATTAACTGATAAAATATCACGTTTAAAAAATTTATTAATTAATGGTAAGGCATTTGTTGAAGGTGAAGGTATACAAGATACATTTATTGACATTGCTAATTATGGAATAATCGGTCTTTTAGTAGGTCGAAATAAATGGAAAAAATAGATACATGAAAGGATTTAATTGGGGTTGGATGACCCAAGATAAAATTGAGGGTCAAAGGCATAAAGATGTAATTACCCAAGAAATCAAAGATAAAGTATATGAAAAATATTTTGAAGTTAAAGAAGGAGACATTGTTCTTGATTGTGGCGCTAGCATAGGTCCTTTTAGTTATTCAATTATTGATAGTAAACCTAAAAGAATAATTGGAGTTGAACCTTCCCAAACAGAAATTCCAACTTTAGTTTCTAATATGAAACATAGTAATTTCACCTTGGTACCTTATGCAATTTCTGATTCAGACGGAGAAAAAGAATTATTGTATATTTTTGAATCAACCCAACAAAATTCAGCAATTTCAAAAACTCTTGTTAAAACTTTAAAATTTTCTTCTTTATTGGATCAATATAAAATAAATAAAATTGATTTTCTAAAAACAGATTGTGAAGGAGGGGAATATGATATTTTTAATAGTGAAAATATATGGTGGATAAAAAATAATGTTAAAAAAATAGCAGGAGAATGGCATCTAGGAACCCCTGAATTAAAATCAAAATTTAGAGCTTTTAGAGATACTTATTTAAGATTATTCCCTAAACATCAAATTAATGCTATTAATGGAGTAGATATTAAATGGGATTTATGGAACGAACATTTTATAGAATATTATACTGAAGTATACATTTATATAGATAATCAATAAATTTTGGCTAAAAAAATACCTAAAATAGTAAAGGAGATTAAAAATAATCCTCCTAAGGAAATTAATTTTGCATATCAAAAGAATATATCTTATTCTCAAATGTCAATTTTCCGAAGTTGTCCTTATCGTTGGAAACTCCAATATAAAGACAAAATTAAAAGATTTAGTTCTTCAATACACACTGTATTTGGGACTGCAATACATGAAGTAATGCAACATTATTTAGATGTAATGTATGAAAAATCTGCAGCTGCTGCTGATAGGGAAATTAATGTAGAAGAATTTTTTCAAGAAAAATTTATAGGTGAATACCAAAAACAATATAAATCTAATAATAATGAACATTTTTCTTCTGCTGAAGAAATGAGAGAATTTTTCGAAGATGGAGTTGCTATATTAAATTGGTTTAAGAAAAAACGTAGTAGATATTTTAGTAAAAAAGGTACATATTTAGTTGGTTGTGAAATACCAATTGTAATTGCGCCAAATAAAATGTATAATAACATATTATACATGGGGTATTTAGATGTTGTAACATATTGTGAAACAACAGATACATTTAAAATAATCGACATAAAAACCAGTACTAAAGGATGGAATTCATATGATAAGAAAAATGAAGATAAACATTTTCAATTAATATTATATAAAAAATTCTTTTCTGAACAATATGGGATCCCGTTAGATAAAATTGATATTGAGTTTTTTATTGTTAAAAGAAAAGTATTAGATTGGGATGACGATAAAATTATGTCACCACACCAAGCTTATAGGGTACAAACATTTGTACCACCTAGTGGAAAAATAAAAATAAATAGAGCTAATAGTGCTATAAATGATTTTATAACAGAGTGTTTTAGTTCAAATGGAAATATTAAAGAAATAGATTACCCAAAATCCCCTTCCAAATGGAATTGTACATTTTGTCCTTATGGAGAAGATAAAGAACTATGTGGAGCAAAAGCGCATTTTGAGTAATACTTATATATGTATAATAAACGTTTTAATAAATAAAGATTATGACAACAAAAAAACCAATGACACTAACGAGTGTTAAAGTCAAAAGCGATTTATTCGAGAATTTTAAGATTGAATGTGTAAAGCGTAAATTTTCATTTCAAAAACTTGCCGATCGGGCTTTATTTTTGTATCTTACCGATGAAGATTTTCGTAAACAAATTACTAATCAAACTAACCTCGATTTATAAATCTTATGAATAAAGACTTTAAGTATATCCCTAAGGATAAAAGAAAAAAAATACTTCTAATTTGTGATGATATTAGAGTACATTCTGGAGTTGCTACTGTAGCAAAAGAAATTGTAATGCAAACTTGTCAACATTTTAATTGGGTAAATTTATCAGGAGCTATCCAACACCCTGAAAAAGGTAAAAGATTTGATATTTCTCAAGATACAACTGAAATTACAGGAGTTGAAGATGCTTCTGTAACATTATACCCAGTTGATGGTTATGGTAATACTAAAATTATTAGAGAAGTAATCAATTTAGAAAGACCAGATGCTATAATGTTAATTACAGATCCAAGATATTTTATGCATATTTGGAATATGGAACAGGAAATAAGGAAACAAATTCCAATTGCATATTTAAACATTTGGGATGATTATCCCGCCCCAATGTATAATAAACCATATTATGAAGCATGTGATTTGTTAATGGGTATTTCTAAACAAACAGTTAATATTAATAAATTAGTATTAAAAGGATCAGAAAAAAATAAAATTTTCAAATATGTTCCTCATGGGTTAAATCATAACATCTATAAACCAATTCCAAAAGATGACCCTACATTTTTAGAATGGAAAAAAAATACATTTAAAGGTAAAGAATATGATTTTTTATTATTCTTTAATTCCCGGAATATCAGAAGAAAACAAATTCCTGATACTTTAATGGCTTACAGAGTATTCCTTGATTCTCTCCCTAAAGAAAAAGCTGATAAATGTTTATTACTTCTTCATACTGAATTAGTTACAGATGCTGGAACCCATTTAGGTAAAGTAAAAGAATATCTCTTTGATGAGGATTATCCAAATGCTGTACAATTTTCAATTGAAAAACAAACTACTGAAGTATTAAACTTCATGTATAACGTAGCAGATTGTCAAATTTTAATTACATCTAATGAAGGATGGGGGTTGACTTTAACAGAAGCTATTCTCTCAGGAACCCCTGTAATTGCTAATACAACTGGTGGTATGCAAGACCAAATGAGATTTGTAGATGAGAATGGAAAATGGTTTACACCAAGTGCTGATGTACCTTCTAATCATAGGGGTACTTATAAAGAACATGGTAAATGGGCATTTCCTGTTTACCCAACTTCAAGATCTATACAAGGTTCGCCTCCAACTCCTTATATCTATGATGATAGATGTGCCTGGGAGGATGTAGCTGAAAGAATTAAAGAAGTATATAACTTGTCTCCTAAAGAAAGAGAAGAAAGAGGTTTAGCAGGTAGAGAATGGGCTATAAGTGATGAAGCTGGATTTACAGGAGAAACTCAAGGAAAAAGAGTTATAGAAGCATTTGATGAGTTATTTAAAACTTGGAAACCAAGAGAAAAATATGAACTTATTAATGCTAATGAATACAAAGGACGAAAAATAAACCATAAAATTATATATTAATGAATAAACCAAGATTTGTAATATCATGTCCATTTGATACTTATTCAGGATATGGAGCTAGAGCAAGAGATTTTGTTAAAGCAGTAATTGAATTAGATAAATATAAGGTTGAACTTTTATCCCAAAAATGGGGAGAAACATCTTGGGGGTTTTGTAAAGACCATCCAGAGTGGCATTTTTTATATAATCATCTAGCAAAACAAGACTGGCAATCAACACGCCCAGATCTTTGGATGCAGATTACTATCCCTAATGAATTCCAACCTATAGGAAAATATAATATTGGTTTAACAGCGGGTATTGAATCTACTGGGTGTAAACCTGAGTGGATAGAAGGGTTAAATAGAATGGATTTAAATTTAGTATCTTCTAAATTTGCTAAAGATACTTTTCAAAAAATGATGTATGATAAAAAAGATCAAAGAACCCAACAGGTAATAAGCCAATTAAAATTAGAAAAACCAATTGAAGTTTTATTTGAAGGAGCTAATTTAGATGTTTATAAACCTATAAATGTTAAAGAAATTAAAACTATAGATTTAAAAGATATTAAGGAACAATTTTGTTTTTTATCTGTAGGACATTGGATGCAAGGGAGTTTTGGGCATGATAGAAAAAATATTGGAGTGCAAGTAAAGGCTTTTTATGAAGCTTTTAAAAACAGAAAAGAAAAACCTGCTTTAATTTTAAAATGTTCTTTAGGAGTAGCTTCATATATAAGTAGAGATGAAATCTTAGATAGAATCAAATCTATTAGATCACAAGTATCAGGATCTAATTTACCTAACATTTATTTACTTAGTGGAGAATTTAATGATCAAGAAATGAATGAATTATATAACCACCCTAAGGTTAAATCAATGATTTCTTTTACTAAAGGGGAAGGGTTTGGACGTCCTTTATTAGAATTTTCTTTAACTGGAAAACCTATTATTGCTTCTAATTGGAGTGGACATACAGATTTTCTAAACCCAGAACACGTTTCTCTACTTCCCGGAAGATTAGAAAATGTTCATCCAAGTGCTGCTAATAATTGGTTAATACAAGAATCTCAATGGTTTCAAGTAGATACAAAAACAGCTATATCTCAAATGAAAAGTGTACATAAAAAGTATAAAAAATTTCTCCAACTTTCTAAAAAACAAAAACATTATGCTAAAAACAATTTTAGCTATGATAAAATGAAAGAATTATTAGATAAAATACTTAAAAATAATGTCCCCGAGATTGCTCAACAAGTTAAACTTAATTTATCCCAATTAACTAAAGTAGATTAATATGAATGTAGATACTATTATAGATTGTCCTAAATCTGGAGGAGATCTTTGTTATAAAACTGAAATAAACAAAGATATAACTAATTTTCTTAGTTTATCTTGTGGGTTTTGGACTAATACTTTAATGAAAGATGGAAGTGATTTTTATACCCAACAAATAGAAGTATTACCTGAATTATACAAAGATTTAGCTTGGGAAGACCCTAAAACTAAATTAATTTGGATCCCAAATACAATTAATATTCAAGAAAAAGGAATGGTTTTTGCTAATGGAGAAAATGTTGACGAATGGAATTGGTCTGCAGTGAAAGCTATACCATTAGAAAAAGGTGAAGAAGCCAAAAATGAAGGTCAAACACATAAAATGGATATGTCTACTATAAAAAACTTTAAAGAACGTGATTATATAGATGCCCTTTCATATATTGGAGTATTACCAGAATAGAAAATGAGGATATTAGTTACAGGAGCAAATGGTTTTATTGGTTCAAATTTATCTAAATATTTAAAGAATCAGGGTTATGATGTATTTACTTTAGATAGAAAATCTTCTAGGGATCTTACATTACAAATGGATGTTAATTCAATAGATAAATTAGGATCCCCCCCTGATTTAATTTACCATTTAGCTGCAGATATTAGAGTACAAGAATCATTTAATATACCAACCCAATATATTGAAAATAATGTGTTAGGTACTCAATATGTTTTAGAATATGCCAAAAAAGTAGGAGCAAAAGTTGTGTATGCGGGTTCGGCATCAAGACATACAGACCCTTATCTATCTCCTTATGCATTAAGTAAATATATGGGAGAAGAACTATGTAAAATGTATCAAAAAGTGTATAATTTAGATGTTGAAATAGCTCGGTTTTATAATGTATATGGTCCTGGTGAACATTTAGATGCTAAAGAAGCAAGTGTAATTGGTATTTGGAGACATAACATCAAAAATAATTTACCTCTTAATATTGTAGGAGATGGAGAGCAAACCCGTGATTTTATCCATGTAGATGATATAGTTGAAGGATTATATAAAATAGGCACTAGCTCAGAACATCATAAAGATGCTTGGGAATTAGGAACAGGCAAAAATTATTCTATTAATGAATTATTTTTAATGTTTAGAACTAAATTTAATGTTGCATGTAATTTTACCCCAGATCAAAAAGGTAATGTAAGACAATCTTTACTAGAAAATAATGATAGTGTAAAAAAATTAGGGTGGAAACCCTCTGATAAATTAAAAGATTATATAAACAGTTTATGAAAATAAGTTACGCAATTACAGTATGTAATGAACTATTAGAAATCCAAAAATTAATTTTATTTCTTTTAGATCATAAAAGGGTCCAAGATGAAATTGTTATACTTTATGACCAAAAAAATGGAGATGAAGAAGTTGCTGAATTATTAACTAGCTACAATAAACTACCAAATTTTCAATTCTATAGAGGATTTTTTGATAACCATTTTGCAGATTGGAAAAATAAATTAACTGAATATTGTTCTGGAGATTATATTTTTCAAATTGATGCTGATGAAGTACCTAACAGACTATTAATTAAAAATTTACCTAAAATAGTTGAATCTAACCCTAATAATGAAGTTTATCTAGTCCCTAGAGTTAATACAGTAACAAATTTAACAGAAAATCATATTAAACAGTGGGGTTGGAGAGTAGATAATAAAGGATGGGTTAATTGGCCTGATTATCAATGGAGGATTTGGAAAAATAAACCTGAAATTAAATGGAAAAATAAGGTACATGAGGTTTTAGAAGGACATAAAACCTATGCTACATTACCATCTATGGAAGATTTTGCTATATACCATCCTAAAGATATTAAAAGACAAGAAAAACAAAATTCATACTATAATACCCTATGAGTAAAAAGCTAGCACTAAAAATAGATACTCCCGCTTTAGGTGATACTATAGCATCTATACCAACACTTAGAAAATTGTGTATGGCATATGAATCTCTCTTTACTGTTTTTACTTCCCAACCTTCTTTATTTGAAAAACACCCATTAGTAAAAGAAGTATTCCCTTTAAATGTTTCTACTGATGGTTATGAAGTTTTTACTACTTTTAGTCCTTTAGTTGGGAAAACTTATGATTTAAAAGGACAAAAAACAGAATTTAGACATTCTAATCACGATATTAGACAGTTTCATGCTACTTCTTTAGGTTTCTCTTTGACCCCGGATGAAATGGAAACGGATTTATATATTGAAACATCTAACCCCTTAGGTTTAGGAAAGTATGTACTAGTACACCCAACTCATACTTGGGCTACTAGAACTTGGAATCAAAATCAATGGCAGGGCTTAATTGACCTATTAAATAGCAAAGGAATCCCAGTAGTTGCAATAGGAAGAGATTCTAGTGAAGTTGGGTTTTATAATACTCAAAAACCTGTAATGGATATTAGTATTAATTTAGGTAAAAATCTTTTAAATGATCCTAATATAACCTTACATAAATTAAGGTGGATGATGAATAATGAAGCTTCTATGGTAATTACCATGGATTCTGGTATTTTACATTTGGCGGGGACAACAGATGTTCGTATATTACAATTAGGAAGCTCGATACATCCTAAATTAAGAGCACCATGGAGAAAAGGTTCTCAGATGTATAAATATGATTATATTGCAGGTTCATGTGAAGAGTTTTGTTCTAGCAATATGAAATATAATGTTAAAGAATGGAATAGTATAATGGGTGTGCCTCCTCAAATTAAATGTTTAGCTAATAAACCTACTTTTGAGTGTCATCCTAATTATAAAAAAGTGTATAATAAAATAATTGAATTAATATGAAAACTAAAAATGTTAAAAACAATAAAAAAACAAGTAATGTAAAAAAAGTATGGTACGCTCCCAATAAATTAGAAGCTTATGGTGAGGATGAAATCCAAGCTGTTGAACAGTGTCTTAGAGATGGTTGGTTAGCAGGTTTTGGACCACGTTCTATTGAATTTGAAGAAAAAATAGCTAAAGAATTCGGAAAAAAATATGGTATATTCGTTAATTCAGGCTCATCAGCTTGTTTATTAGCTCTAGCAGCTTTAGATTTACCAAAAGGTAGTAAAATAGTTACTCCTGCTTTAACATTTTCAACTACTTTAGCCCCTATTATTCAATTAGGTTACCATCCTGTATTTATAGATTCAGATTTAACTTCTTATGTTCCTACAGTAGAAGATATAATACATGCTGTTAAAGGGTACAGTGGGGTTACAGCTGTTATGATTCCTAATTTAATAGGAAATAAACCTGATTGGAAAAAACTAAAAAAAGAATTAAAGAAAATAAAAAGAGAAGATGTTTATCTAATTGAAGATTCAGCTGATACTGTAACTTATACAAAAGAATCTGATGTTTCAACAACAAGTTTTTATGCTTCCCATGTTATTACAGCTGGTGGAATGGGTGGTATGGTAATGTTTAATGATGAAAAACATGTTAAAAAAGCATTACAATATAGAGATTGGGGCCGTATAGGAGACAATAGTGAAAATATGGATGAAAGATTTGCTCATGATGTTGATGGTTTACCTTATGATTATAAATTTTTATATGGTGTATTAGGTTATAATATGAAATGTAGTGAAATGAGTGCGGCATTTGGTTTAGTACAATTGGAACGATTCCAAACATTTAAAGATAAACGTAGAGATAATATTAAAAGATACCTAAAAAATCTAAAAAATGTTAAAGAAATAATCCTACCAAATGATAGTATTGAACCTAATTGGTTAGCAATTCCATTACAAACTGAACGTAGATTAGAATTACTTAATTTTCTAGAAGATAATAATATACAAACACGCGTTACATTTGCTGGTAATGTTACTAGACACCCTGTTTATAGACAATACTTAAAAGATTTTAAGAATGCAGATATAGTAATGAAAAATGGTTTCTTATTAGGAGCTCACCATGGTATGGACTTAGATGATGTAGATTATGTTTGTGATAAAATTAAAGAATTTTTTGCCCAATGATAGAATATTATTCAAAAGTAGACCCTACTAAATTACTTCATGTAGTAGTAAGAAAAGAAGATTTAAAACCAGGTAGAAAAGATATCATACCTGAGGAACATTTTATACAATGCTCTCATCTTAATATGGAAAAAGGTAAAACATTCAGACCTCATAAACATATTTTTAAAAACAGAACTAGAGACGTTATTGCCCAAGAAAGTTGGATTGTAATCCAAGGTAAAGTAAAATGTATATTTTATGACTTAGACGATACTATTTTAGTTGAACCTATATTAGAACCAGGTGATGCATCATTTACACTAGAAGGAGGACATAATTATGAAATTCTAGAAGATAATACTCTTGTATATGAGTATAAAACAGGACCATATGAAGGTCAGGCATTAGATAAAACTTTTATAAATGAATAATATTATTTTCAGACCGGTTAAAAGAAAAGATTTAGATGAAGTATTTTCTTTATTACAACAATTAACTGAAATAGACTATTCATCCAGGGATAAAGATGATTGTTGGGATAGATTTATTACTAATAATTCATCTAATTCAATAGTTGGGGTTTATAATGGTAAAGTTATAGCTTATGGAGCCATTGTTATTGAACATAAAATCAGAGGAGCGCGTGCAGGTCATATTGAAGATATTGTTGTAGATAAAAGTGTTAGAGGAAAAAATATTGGTGTTAAGTTAATTAATGCCTTAGTTAGTATTGCTAAAACAAAAGGATGTTATAGAGTTACATTATTTTGTGATGAACCTTTAACTAAGTTTTATAGTAAAAATGGATTTAAGTTATTTGAAAATAAAGTTATAATGAAAAATAGTTTATGGGATTCGAAGTAGTAACTAAATTTGAAAATAAGTTAGCAGAATTTTTTGGTTCTCCTTATGCTGTAGCTGTTGATTGTTGCACCCACGGAGTTGAACTTTGTTTAAGGTATGAAGGGGTTAATCACATAACAGTACCTAAAAGAACCTATTTATCCATACCTTTTTTAGCTAATAAATTAAGGATAGATTTACATTGGAAAGATGAAAATTGGGTTGATTATTACTATTTAACAAATACAGTAATTGATGCTGCTGTATTATGGAAAGAAAATAGTTATATTCCTGGTACCTTTATGAATATATCATTCCAATTTCAAAAACATTTGTCTCTTGGTAGGGGAGGTATTATATTAACTGATAATAAAGAAGCAGCAGAACAATTAAAAAAGATGACTTATGATGGTAGAATTCCTAATGTGCCTTGGAGAGATCAAAATATAAATACATTAGGTTATCATTACTATATGACTCCTGAAACAGCAATAAAGGGTCTAGAAAAATTAGATAATACTATCAAAACAAAACCAAAACAGTGGGTCATAACAGATTGGCCTGATTTAACACAAATGGATATATTTAAAGACAATTTATGAAAAAAGCATTTATTACAGGAATTGGAGGACAAGATGGTTCTTATTTAGCAGAATACCTATTAAGTTTAAACTATAAAGTTTATGGTATTGTTAGACGAAACTCAACCCCAGAACACCAACAATCCAGATTGGATCCCATACGGAATAATCCAAATTTACACGTAAGTTACGGTGATTTAAACGATACCTCAGGAATTGAACGATTATTACGTGATATACAACCTGATGAAGTATATAATATAGCTGCCCAATCTCATGTAAGGATCAGTTATGAAATTCCACAATTTACAGTACAAACAAATTCAGTTGGTGTAGTAAATATATTAGAAGCTGTTCGTAATAATTGCCCTAAAGCTAAATTTTACCAAGCTAGTTCCTCAGAAATGTTTGGAAGTTCAGTTGATGAAGATGGTTTTCAGAGAGAATCAACTAGAATGACTCCTGTATCTCCTTATGGTTGTGCTAAAGTATTTGGTTATAATATTGTAAGAAATTATCGTAATGCTTATAAATTACATGCTTCAAATGGTATATTATTTAATCATGAATCACCAAGAAGAGGGTCAAATTTTGTTACAAATAAAGTAGTTAAAGCTGCTGTTAGAATTAAATTAGGTCTTCAAAATGAATTAGAACTAGGTAATTTAGATGCTTATAGAGATTGGGGGCATTCAAAAGATTATATTCGTGCTATGCACTTAATTTTACAACAACCGGAAGCAGGTGATTGGGTAGTAGCTACAGGTGAAACCCGTTCTGTAAGAGATATGTGTAAGTATGTATTTTCTCAATTAGATTTAAATTATGAAGACTATGTAATCCAAAATAAAAAGTTTTTACGTCCTGAGGAATTAAAATATTTAAAAGGAGATTCAACTAGAATTAGAGAATTAGGATGGAAACCTGAATATACTTTTGAGAGTATGATGGATGAAATGATTGAACATTGGATGAAAGTGTATAAATAACATGAATTATATCACAATAAAAGATATGGGTAATGCTGGTGGGATGTGTTCACAACTCACCATATATGCAGGTTTAGTAGCAGTAGCAAAAGCTAATAACCTACAAATTGCTTTTTCTGAAGATATGATTAAAGGGAAAGAAGTAATTTACCCTCATACTAATGAAATTTTTACAAATTCTCTTAGAATATTTGATTTACTTAATTTGGATAATTATGTCATAAAACCTAATGACTTTTTTAAAGATTTTGTTGATAAACCTATAAACTTTCACACAACAACATATGATGAAACTTTATTTAATTTAGAACAAGGATATAATTATAATTTAATTGGTAGATTTGATCTTTACACTTACTGGTATAATACTAATAGAGAAGAAATTGAAAGTTGGGATTATAAAAAAGAATTAAAATTAGAAGCAGAAAAAAGGTTTGATCATATAAAAAAACAATTTAAAAATAATAATCCTGTTGTAAGTATCCATATGCGTAGAGGAGATTATTTGCTCCCTGAATTTTCTTTTTGTAATTTAGGTATAGAATATTATACTAAAGCTATTGTTGAAAATTTTATGCCCTACAATGAGTATAATTTTATATGTTTTTCTAATGATATAGAATATTCAAAATCTATTTTAGAAGGAGATAATATATATTTTGTTGATCCTAAAGGTGGAGATAAAGTATGTACTGACTCAGAAAAAGAAGATTTAGCTTTACTAAGTTTATGTGATCATCACATAACATCAAATAGTTCATACCCTTGGTGGGGTGCATTTTTAAGTAAAAACCAAAATAAAAAGATAGTGTGTCCAACAAATTATGTCCAACCAAATCATCCATCAGCTTGGATTAATGGTAACTACTATCCCTCTAATTGGATAAATATAGATAATTAATATGAAAAAAGTAGTATATGTAACGGGTTGTTTTGGCTTTATAGGAAGCTATGTAACACGAGAATGTTTAAAAAGAGGTTGGCAAGTAATGGGAGTTGATAAAATGACCTACGCATACTTTCCAGATGCCTATGATGAATTTCTAGAGCATCCTAATTTTTGTTTCGAACGTTCGGATATAAATGATTTAGAGTTCTTATACGAGTGTGATTATATAATTAATACAGCAGCAGAAACCCATGTAGGTAATTCTATCGTTAAAAGTGAAAACTTTTTACATTCTAACGTAAACGGAGTTCATAACTTATTAGAACTTATAAGAAATTATAGAGCAGAAAGTGGTAAAAAACCTACCCTACTTCATTTTTCTACAGATGAAGTATATGGAGATATTACTGAAGGAGAACATATAGAAACTGATATACTTAAACCTTCTAATCCATATTCAGCTACTAAAGCAGCAGCTGATCAATTAATTACGGCTTGGAATCGTACATATGATTTACCTTATATTATTATTAGACCAACAAATAATTATGGGATTGGACAATATGTAGAAAAATTAATTCCTAAATCTATTAAATATTTAAGTTTAGAGAAAAAAATTCCATTACATAATAATGGTACACCAATAAGAAATTGGTTACATGCTCAAGATACAGCTAATGCTGTAATTACTATTATCGAATCTGGAGTTAAAAATGAAATATATAATATTTGTGGTGGTTTTGAACAAGCTAATTTGGATACTGTTAATAAAATTATTACATTATATCATGGTGAAGATGAATCATTAAGATCAACATTCCCCTATTATAATGAAGATAAAAATCATTTTTTAGATTTATCTTACTCTAGACAAGGTCAAGATGTGAGATATGCTTTAAATGATGATAAATTAAGAAATTTAGGATGGGAACCTAAAATGGTATTTGATAGTGAATTACCCAATATAGTAAAGTATTATAAGAAAAATTTTATATGGTAAAAGTAAGTGATTTAGTAGCAGAATTTTTAAAAGAACAAAATATTAAAACTGTTTTTGGTATTATAGGTTCTGCTAATTCTCACATATTTGATTCAATCGATAAGTTAGGTTATACTAAAGTTATAAATACTCATCATGAACAAGCAGCTGTTATGGCTATGGGAGCCCATTATAGAGCATCAGGGGAAATATCAGCAGCTATTGTAACAGCAGGAGCGGGTGCATCTAATGCTATAACAGGAGTAGTAAGTAATTGGGCAGATTCCATTCCAGGTTTTATCATTTCAGGTAATGAATCTTCATATCACATTGAAGAACATAAAAATTTAAGAATGTATGGTACTCAAGGATTTAATATATCCAAGATGGTTGAAGACGTTACTAAATATTCTCATTGTTTAATGGATGAAAATAATATCCAATCTGAATTAGAAAAATGTTTTAATATTACTATGGAAGATAGAAAAGGTCCAACTTGGTTAGATATACCTTTTAACATCCAATCTAAAATGGTAGAAAAACAACCTTGGAATATACCATCACCTGTAGTTACTAATCAAATAGATTACTCTAAATTTTTGATTAATGCTTTAAATGAATCCAAACGTCCTTTGGTTTTAGGAGGACATGGTATTAGATTATCTGATTCAAAGGACAAATTCAATACTTTTATTAATACAACTAAACTACCTACAACCTTAACTTGGTCTGGGATTGATTTAATGGAAAATGATAATCCTAACTTTTTTGGAAGATTTGGGTTATATGGTCAAAGAGGAGCTAATTTTATAGTCCAAAATTGTGATTTACTTATTGTTTTAGGAAGTAGATTAGCACTACCACAAACTGGGTATGATTGGAATGAATTTGTTAGAGAAGGTAAAATTATATGTGTTGACATATCAGATTTACAAGCCCCTAAGGAACATATTGATTTACATATAAAAGAAAATGTTAGTATTATTTTAGATCAATTACTAAGTAATATTCAAAATATAAATCCTATAGATAATAAATGGTTAGAATATTGTAATAATAAAAGACAAAACTACCCATGGATTGATACTATCCATGAACATGAAGGTAATTACACCAACTCATATCAGTTTATGGATAATTTATCTAATCATCTTAAAGATGACCATATTATAGTTACAGATATGGGAACTGCTTTATTAAGTGGTCATCAAGCTCTTAGATTAAAGGCAAACCAAAAAATGTTTACTTCTTTAGGTTTAGGAGAAATGGGATATGGTATAGCAGGAGCAGTTGGGGCAGCAGCAGCTTGTCCTAATAAAGATGTATTATGTCTTAATTGCGATGGAGGTATAATGATGAACCTTCAGGAATTACATACAGTTATAGAAAATGGTTTAAATATTAAAGTTATTATATTCAATAATGATGGATATTTAATGATTAAACACACACAGAAAATGTTATTTAAGGGTAACTACGTTAGTGTAGATAAAAATACAGGTATTGGTTTGCCTAATTATGAAAAATTGTTACCCGCTTTTGGATACGAATATTTTTCTTTAGAAGACTGGAGATACACAAATGAATCTATATCTGAGTTTTTAAATCATGAAGGTCCTGCTGTACTAGAAGTATTTATGGATCCTGATCAAGGATTTTTACCAAAAGTAAAAGGTGTACCTAATGAAGATGGGAGTATTTTAGCTCCTCCTATTGAAGAAATGTCTCCTTTAATTTCAAAAGAAGAATTAAAGGGAGAAATGATTGTTGAGTTAAGTAAAAAATCAAACCAAATAAAACGATGATAAAAGCAGGTATAATTGGAACCGGTAATATTGGAACCGATCTATTATTAAAATTAAGAAAAACAGATTTTGTCACCCCTGTTATATTTGCAGGAAGAAGAATGGAATCTAAAGGCATTAAATTAGCTCAAGAATTAAATATTGCTGTAACAGATAAAGGTATTCAATATTTTATTGATAATCCTAATTGTTGTGATGTAGTATATGACTGTACTAGTGCTAAAGATGCTAAGGAACATGCTAAAATATTTGCTGAACAAGGAATAAAAGTAATAGATTTAACACCTGCTAAAGTAGGAGATTTATGTGTACCTAATATTAATCCAAAAATTATACAAAACAATGGCAATGTTAATATGATCACTTGTGGAGGCCAAGCATCTACTCCTTTATTAAACGTTATATCTAAACATTGTTCAGATTTAGATTATATTGAAGTAGTTTCTCAAATTGCTTCTGATAGTGCTGGAATGGCAACTAGAATTAATATTGATAATTATATAAATACCACAGAAAAGGCAATTAAGGAATTTACAAACTGTAAGGAATGTAAAGTAATACTAAACCTAAATCCAGCTATACCACAAGTAGATATGCAAACTACAATGTTTGTAAAAGCAGGTAATGTTAATTTTTCTCCTTTAGTAGAAGACATTTATGAAGCAATAAAAAAATTACAAACATATATCCCATATTATGAATTAGTAATGCCTCCTGTTATTAATGATGATATTTTAGTACTAAGTATTAAAGTAAAAGGATCAGGTGATTATTTACCTGAATATGCTGGTAATTTAGATATAATCAATTGTGCCGCAATTGAAATAACCAAACACTTAAATGATGAATAATATTATTATAACAGATTCATCTCTTAGAGATGGAAACCATAGCGTAAAACATACTATTAGTTTAGATAGTATTAAAAAATATTGTAAGGCAGCTGATAAAGCAGGTATTCCTATTGTTGAAGTAGGACATGGAAATGGATTAGGTGCTTCTTCATTATTAGTTGGCAAATCAACCCATACTGATAAAGAAATAATTGAAACAGCAAAAAAACAATTAACTAATAGTAAATTAGGAGTTCATGTCATCCCAGGTATTGCTACTGTAGATAAAGATATCCAACCAGCAATTGATATGGGTGTTAATGTAGTTAGAATTGCTACCCATTGTACTGAAGCAACTTTAAGTAAATCACATTTAGAATATCTTCAGAATAAAGATGTTACTGCTTTAGGAGTGCTAATGATGACAGCACTAACAGATACTAAAACATTAGTTGAAAATGCTAAAATTATGGAGCAATATGGTGCTGAAGCAGTTATTATAATGGATTCAACAGGTACTTACTTACCCTCAGACGTTGAGGAAAGAATTAAAGCACTAACTGAAAGTCTTAGTATTGATGTTGGTTTTCATGCTCATAATAATTTAGGTTGTGCTGTATCTAATTCTTTGGTAGCGGCTCAAAATGGAGCTAAGTATATAGATGCTTGTATTAGAGGATTTGGAGCAGGAGCAGGTAATGCACCCCTAGAAGTACTTCTTCCAGTATTAGAAAAATCTAACTTTAATATGGGAATTGATTTTAAACAAATTATAATTGAAGCAGATAAAGTAATGGATTATTTAATACCTAATGTACCTACAACAACCCCAGTAAATGTATTAACAGGGTTAAATAAATTATTTTCTGGTTTTGAAAGACCTATTATTAAAGCTTCTAAATTAAATGGTATTGAATATTCTTCTCTTATATTTGAATTAGGTAATAGAAAATTAGTAGCAGGGCAAGAAGATTTAATATTAGAAGTAGCCCAAAAACTCAAAAAATAAATGAGAATATTAGTTACAGGTAAAAAGGGTTATGTAGGGAGTAGTTTATTAACTAAATTAAAATCCCATTTTGATTTTATTTATCCCAATTTTATAGTAGGAGTAGGTAGAGATGATTTTGACCTAACTAATAGAGAAGCAACAACTAATTTTTTATCTAAATATGGTTATTTTGATGTAATTATCCATACAGCAATTTGTGGGGGAAGTAGATTAAAAGAAGATGAAAATGATGTTTTAGCCAACAATTTAAAAATGTTTTATAATTTATTAGCTAATAAAGATAGATTTGGTCAACTAATAAGTTTTGGTTCTGGGGCTGAATTAAATAATCCTTCTAATCCTTATGGGTTAAGCAAAGCTATCATTTGGGATGTTATTAAAAATGATCCCAAACTAAATAATATTAGAGTATTTGGTGTATTTGATGAAAATGAATGGGATACTAGATTTATTAAAACTTGTTTAAATAAATACAAAAATAAAGAACCAATGGTAATTCATCAAAATAAATTATTTGATTTTATTTATATGGATGATTTGGCTACCATAGTAAAACATATTATATTGAACCCTGATATTAAAGTAATAGATTGTTGTTATGAAGAAAGCTATACTCTAAAAGAAATAGCTGAATATATTAATACTAGAAATAATCATTACTGTGAAATAAAAATTAATAATAAAGAATTAGGTAAACCCTATACTGGTAAATTTAAAAATTATAATTTAGATTTAATAGGGCTAAAACAAGGAATAAATAAAGTATATGATGCAACCAATTAGTTTTTGTATAACAACAGCCAATAATGAAAAAGATTATGTTATTGGTTTATTAGATAGTTTAGTAGCTAACACCCAGTTCGAAAAACATGAAGTATTAGTGTTAATTGATTCCGATAATCAAAACACATATGAAAAATTGTTAGATTATAGGAAAAATAAACCTAATATTAAAATACATAAAAATACAACAGGGTATAGAATTGGGTATCAAAAGAATATTTCAATATTATTTGGAAATGCTTCAAATGATATTGTTTGTTATCTACAATCTGATATGGTTGTTAGTCCTGAATTTGATAAATATTTCTTGGAAGCATTAGCTGAAGACGATAATAGAGTGATTACTATGGCAAGAATAGAACCTCCTATTCATCCAGAATCACCTGAAAAAATTACTAAAAGCTTTGGATTAACACCTGATGAATTCCAATATGATGAATTTATGGAATTTGCTAAAAATTTAACTAAAGAAAATAGACCATTAGTTTATGGTCATTTTGCTCCTTTTGGTTTATATAAAAAAACATATTTTGATAAGTTAGGAGGATTTGATACTCGATTTAGATGTTCAAGAGAAGATTCTGATTTTATTATTCGTTTAGCTGCCTGTGAATTAAATGCTTTAGAAACTTGGAATGCTAGTGTATACCATTATACTTGTGTTTCTTCTAGAGGAAAAGAATGGTATAAAAATAATGATAAGCAAGTAGAAATAACTAATGGTTGGCAGGGCAGAGCAGATCAAGAAGAACTAAAACGTTTTATTAGAAAATGGGGTTATTTTGGACATGAATATAAACCAAAATATAAAACTCATTTGTTTGTAGATATCAATTCATCTCCAAATATAGGATTACTATCAGGAATAGAACCTTACTTTGATAATATAATGTTAAATGAAGAACCTGTTAAAGATGCTTTAGTTAATTTAACTAACTTTGATAGTCATTATTATACTAATAAACGTTGGAAATATACTCAACAAGATTGGGATAAATTAAGATCAACATTTATGGGTAAAGATGCTGAAGATAAAATAGTTGTTGGAGAAAAATGGTCTAAAGATAAAGACATAATTATAGAAACAGATATGTATTCACTATCTAAGGGAATGAGTAGTCAAGAAAATAATGACTTTATAGCTAATTCAAATGTTATATTTGATAACTTAATAAAATCTAACCCAGATAATTATAAAGGCACTTATACAATAGGTAGTTTTAAAATTACAGTTAATAATTTAGTAGATTATAATAAAAACCACTTAAATAATAAACAATATTTATTTGATACGAGTAAATTTCTCTTTGAATAAATTTGGTTTCCCTATTTCTTGTTCGTATATTCACACCTAATTTAAAGGTTATATATTTATGCGACAGACTATTAAAACTCCAGTTAAAATGAAAATGATCCCTTGTATTAAATGCGGTACTGCAATGCCAGAATTAAGATTAACTAAATATGGTTATAAAGTATGTGTTAATTGCTCAACAGTAGGTGCTAAACGTGGTGTTCCTATAACAAGGGGATCAGGTGATCATACTTGGACTGAAACTTTTATAATGGAAGAAGACCAATATGAAGAATTTATTGTAGCATCTGCATTAGAAAGGGGAGATAAAAAAACTGCTAAAGCTGAAATGTTAAATATGGATAAAGAAGATCGTAATCTACAAGGCCCATATAAAATTATTAATAATACAGATAAAGATAGAAGCTAATGCCTAAGGCAAAACCACTATCAAAAGAACAAATTTTAGCTGCCCAAGCCAAGACAAAATCAAATATGGCTGCCGCTAGATATCTTCATGTGTCATATCAACACTATAAGAAATGGGCTAAGCTATATAAATTATTTGATGGACATAAAAATCAAAGTGGTAAAGGTATTCCTAAATTTTTAAAAGGGCCTAAAAAAATGCCCCATATGTTAGAAATAATTGAAGGTAGAATAGCTGCATCTTCATTTGATCCTAATAAACTTAAGTACGCTTTAATAGAACAGGGATATTTATCAGAGGAATGTGCTGTATGTTCTTTTAAAGAAAGGCGAGTATTAGATTATAAAATGCCTTTGTTACTTCATTTCAAAGATAATAATAGCAATAATTACAGCCTAGATAACGTTCAGCTATTATGTTATAACCACTATTTTTTAACTGTAGGGGATATTTTTAATGATAAAGATGTTAAACAAATAGAATCTAAACAAGAACATTTTGGTACAAGTGAAAAAGTAGAATGGGAAGTAGATGATTACCATTTACAACGTTTAAAAGAATTAGGTTTAGATGGAGATAATGAAGATGATCCAAACCAATACATAAGTAGAATATGAAAAAAGCAAGAAGAGCTAGATCACTAGAAAAAAAACATCATAAAATCACTCGTGATTATGATAAACAAAAATCTAGGCATTTGGAAAAATTAACTGATAAATTGCTTAAAAATGATGAAAAAGCAAATCAATTAAAATCAAAAACAATGAAAGGTGACTTTCTTAAAAACTTTTAATTATGAAAATAGAATTTGAACACAATTGGGAATTCGATACTACAGAACAACTAAATAATATCTTTAAAGATGGAATGAAAGAATTAAATGATTTAATTGTAGATATTGCTTTAGATAATTTAAAAACAAAACGAAAGCAAATTCCTGTAGTATCAATTTACACTAAGGATGAAGATATGATTTATGATATTATTATTGATCGTCCTGATATGGTTGAAACATTAGAACAAAATTTAATTACAATGGAAGAATATGAAGATTATGAACGTTGTTCTAAAATAGTTAAGGCATTAGATTACTTAAAATTAAAATCTTAATTATGAAAAATAAATTAGATAGTACTGCAATATTTATATTATTTGCTCTATCCTTATTTTCACTAATGGCATTTACTTCAGTGTATAGAGTAGTAACAAACCCCATTGTAAAATTACCCGTTAAAGATATAGTCCCTATTGAAATTACCCCGTTAACGATACCTAAGGTTGAATTAGAAATTAAATCTCACCATGATTTTTTAGATGCTATTGGATTTAGAGAATCAGGTAATAGATATAATATTGTAAACAAGTATGGGTATATGGGTAGATATCAGTTTGGGAAATCAACATTAAAAGGGTTAGGATTTAAAGTTACCTCAGATGAATTTTTAAATAGTCCTTATATCCAAGAAAAAGCAATGCAAGCTTTATTAGAACATAATCATAAAAAATTAAAGAAACAAATTGAAAAATACTGTGGTCAAACAATAAATGGGGTGTATATTACCGAATCAGGAATACTGGCGGCGGCACATTTAGCAGGTCAGGGTAATGTAAAGAAATTCTTTAGAAAAGGAAAAGAATTTGAAGATGGGTTTGGGACAAAAATGACAACATATATGGAACAATTTAGTGGTTATTATTTAAATTTATAATATGTATAATCAAAAAAGATTATGGCAAGAATAGTTGTAAACAATTACAAACCAAATAGTAGAAAAAAACGCCCTGGGGTGCATGCTAAAAGTAAATCAAGCAAATTAAAAAAAAGCAAAAACTATGTCAAAGCATATCGTGGTCAAGGGAGATAATATGGATTTAAGTACTATAACTCTATTTAATAATTTGTCTGATGAAGATTTTTTAGCTATACATAATGCAGGACAATTAAAAAATTTATGTCTAGCATTAACACTTGACTTACAATCAATTAAAGATGAAAAAATTAAAACAAATAATACTTACACAGCATGAATGGAATGATGCTATGAAACTTCCTACACCTCATAGGAATAAGAAAAAATACTATAGAAAAGAAAAACATAAGAAAAATGGGAACCAATTTGGTTCCCATAATTATTTTTCGTATATTTACACAGTAAATAGAGGTTATGTTATACGAATTTAAAAATTATAATAAACACGGTAATGTAAGAACAAGGATAATACCTGGTGTTAAAGGTAAAGCATTTAGTATTAATCCAAAAGGTTTAGGTAATTATATTGGTGTTAGAGTATTTAGATATGAATACAAACATGAATTACTACCTCCAAGTTTGTTAAATACCGGTGGTAAAAGATATATTGTTCCTACTTGGCAAGAAGTATTACCTGAAACTGAATTAAGTGATATTAATTGGATTAAGCCTAAACCTAAAGTTAGACAAGAACCAATAATTGAAATATCAACTAGTAGTAGTGACCCAAATAAAACGTATAAAACGGTATATTACCCAGAATCAGGTAAATTCCATTGTAATTGTCCAGGTAGATGGAGAGCGTTTGATGGTAAATGTAAACACATAAAAGCATTAGAATTAAAAATAAATAAATAAAGGTTATATGGATAAATTAATTGTAAAATTTGAAGGTAAAAAAGAACCAACAGTGTATAACATTGTTACTTTTCTTAAAAACAAATCAAAATCAAAAGAAGTATTATTTAGTAATGTTCAAGACTTGATTAGACACCCTTTAGTTGAATGGCATGAAATAGTACATGCTGAAATAAATCGTGGTGAAGGTGATGGTGAATCAAAACCATATGAGTCTAAATATGAAAGGGAAAATATAGCATTACCTAAAGAAATGGCTAAAGAAATTGTTGAAGTAGCTACTTCACTTAAAGGTTGTACTATTGATTTTGTTAATAGATGTAATGAAGTATTAGATTTTGATTTACATGAAAAATTAAATAACAAATATGGATTTACAGGTGCTAAACGTTTGTATAATATATTTAAATTAAGTTAATTATGGCAGAAAATAGAGGTAGACCAAGTGAGCAAGTAGAAAGATTAGATAAATGGGTTATAGATAGTACTGATTATGATGGGTCTAGATCAATTATTAAATTTGATAGATCTAAATCAGAAAATGGTCCCTATTCATGGGAACATATTCCACCTAAAGGTACTAGACAATCTAAACCTAAAATTGATCAACGAATGTATGGTAAAAATCCTGTAGTTGTGGTATTTAAAACATCAAATCGTTCTAATGCTAAAACTAAAATGAAAGTAATTAATAAAAATATTGATTATGTTCTTACATCTAAAAAAATACCTGGTATACCAACTATTGCTGAATGGTTAGAAGTAGGAGTAGGTAAATCATTTATTAGTAAATATAAACAAAAATATAATTTAGCTTAATTTTTATATATTTATAACAAAATAT